GGTGGAGGCAAAACCATGCAGATTATTTCAGAACTGTCGATTGGCGACCTAGTGTTGTGTCACGATGACCCCATGTCCAACTCAAACCCTGCCAGCTTGGGCTGGGTGATCCAGAAGGGCAGAGAGACAATCTCCATCCTGATCTTCTCCGAGAACTCAGGTCTTGTTGAGAAGAAGTCCGTTCGCCACAAGGACGATCCGTTCTGGCGTGAGTCTGAGATCGCTGGCAACTGGCTCCAGTGGGGCTGTTTCACGGTCCACCCGACCACCGAGATTCTCAAGGAACTCAAGCCGTTCTTGACAAAGCTCAAGATGGCCGAGGCCCGCACCCCCAGTGACGAGCCTGTTCGCCGTGGCCCAGGTCGCCCCCGCAAGGAAGACGCTGTGGAAGTGGAGGTGGCCGAATGAGTCGCCTTCTTACGGCTTTCGCTATGTGTTCGATCTTGACGGGGGTAGCTCACGCCAAGCCTCGCCGCCAGTACCAGCAAGGCCAGCCGGTACAGAACATGGCACGGGCGGCTACTAACACCGCTCAGGGTGTCGCGGAAGCTCTTGCTCGTACAGGGGATTTTCGCCATTTGGGCGGAAACGGCGGAATGATGGAAGGGATAGGTATGGCATCCACCCCAGAGGCTGCCGTCCGCAGGTGCTGTTACTACGGCCAAATTCAGATCATGGATCAGGGTGTCGCCCAAGGTCCGAACGGGATGTGGTATGCCTGCATCCGGGGGAGGTGACCATGATCGCATTTTTCAGAGAGCGAGAAAACAGGTACGGGAACATTGTGCCGCTGTTTCTTGTGGATGAATGCTTTGCTGACGAGGTTGCCAAACATAGTTGGTGTGACAGCGGCAACGGCTACCTTCGTGCGACGATAGACAGTCGCCGGGTCCACCTCCACTTCTTTGTTTGGGAACTGGCAGGCCGGGAGAGAACCAATCTCCTCGACCACTCCAATGGCGATACATACGACAACCGTCTGGAAAACATTCGCCTTGCCAGCGGCTCCGTAAATTGCCTGAACAAGCGGGCAAGCAAGAGCAAGGGGAGCGGCTTGCCTCTGGGCGTGTACCGCAGACGCAGGCTTCGCAACCCATATTCCGCTGTGATTCATGCCCACGGAAGAAATCACTCTCTAGGTGCATTTTCGTGCGTCGAATCTGCGGACGCTGTGCGGAAGAACGCCAGCGAGGTTCTTCAGGAGTTTGGCCTGCTTAACTGGACAGAAGGAAGACCATTTAATGAGCGAAGCTAACATCGACCCAGACGTTCCGATGGAAGGTGGTGGCGACCCTTCACAGCTTGCCGATCCGCCGCCAGACGTAATCCCGCAGAGGCAAATGGAAGATGCGCTCAGAAGTATCTCCACCGGCTGGTTGCGAAAGCTGGAGCTTGCCCGCAAGGCAAAGAAGGCTTTTTCGGACGATGCCAAGGAAGCGATGAATTTCTTCGATGGTGGAGAGAACTTCTTCTGGAAAGAGGGTGCGGCCCCCTACTCCAAGATTTCTCCCCCCAGCTTTCGGATGACTGTGAACCGTGCTTTCGAGGCTGTGAAGCTCATTGGCTCAGTCATCTATTCTCGCAACCCAGTGCGGACGGTCACGGCAAAGAAGTTCCCAGCCGTCCCGCCTGAAGCTGTTGGGATTGATACGAGCCAGCCGCCGCAGATGGACCCGATGACCGGGCAGCCGATGCTGCCCCCGGAGGTCGAGCAGTACATCCAAGCCAGTCAACAGATTGGCATGGTTGAGCAACAGCGGGAAGCGTTCTCTGAAATCATCAGCGCGTACTTGAACTACACCCCCGGCCAGTTGAACTTGAAGGAACACACCCGCAAGGTTGTGGACGAAGGGATTCTCAAGGGGATGGGTGTGTGGTGGACCGAATTGATTGAGATGGGTGGCGAGGATGGCCCGCCGGTTGGGCTCATCGGTTCATTCCACGACAACGTGGACAACCTGCTTCTGGACCCTGACGCGGACGAGCAGGAAGACATCCTGTGGTGTGCCCGTCGCTGTGTTCATCCGATTGCCGAGGTGGCCGAGAAGTACGGCTTGGATCGGTCGGACTTGAAGGGGCACATGGAGAGCTTCGTGGCCCGGTCTATGGAAGAAGACCGTGGCTACAAGATGAAGAAGAAGAACGGCAAGACGAATGACCTGATCGTCTACTGGAAGATTTGGTCGAAGACGGGATTCGGCCACACTCTCAAGGGTGCCCCCAAAGAGTTCGCCCAGATGTTCGATGGACTGGGCCCGAACTGTTATCTGGTGGTGGCAGAGGGTGTCGATTACCCCTTGAATGTCCCCAAGGCTATTGGCCTAGAGGAGCCAGACGAGACAGGTCTTCCCAACAGCTTGTTCACGCGGACTCGCTGGCCCATCCCGTTTTATGCGGATCACAACGGCTGGCCTTTCACTCCGTTCCAGTGTCACCGCAAGCCCGGTTCAGTGTGGCCTATCTCCCACATGAAACCGGGGATGCCGGAATTGAAGTTCCTGAACTGGGCACTTTCCTTCCTTGCCACCCGAGTGATGATCTCGTCCAAGACGATGGTGGGCGTGAGCAAGGCAGCGGGGGATGACATCAAGGAACAGTTGCTCCGACATGAGCAATCGGGGTTCTCGCTCATTGAGTTGTCCGAGACTCTTGGACGTTCAGTGAATGACATCGTGTCTGTGCTACAGCTTCCGCAGGTCACGCCTGAGTTATGGCAAATCGTTCAAGCCGTTTCGGAGATGTTCGACAAAAGAGTCGGACTCACAGAACTCACTTACGGTATGACGAGAAATTCCTATAGAAGTGCCGCAGAAGCGCAGGTGAAGTCGGAACAGATTTCTGTGCGGCCAGACGATATGGCGAACGTGCTTGAGGACGCTATGTCCATGCTGGCCCGCCGTGAAGCTCTGGCAGCCCGTTGGTTACTCCAAGAACAGGACATCGCTCCCGTGCTTGGTCCCATCGGTGCATCGGTCTGGAAGAGTCTCCAAGAGCAAGTGAGCTTGGGCCAGCTTGCCATGAACTACGACTACCGCATTGAGGCGGGCAGCGCGAGGAAGCCGAACAAGGCTGGGCGTATCGAAAGTTTACAGATAGCCCTACAGACAATGGGTCCGACGTTGCAGAACATGCTCGCGCAGGGGGTTGTTGGGCCGTGGAATGCTCTGATGCGTGACTACTTGGAGGCCATCGACGTTGACCCATCTGGATACATGATCCCCGAGCCACCGCCGCAGCCTCCCCAGCCACCAGCCGGACCAGCCGATGCCGCCTCCCCGGCCCCGGAAGGTGGCGGGGAGGTTCCGCCGCCTGAGCCCATTCCCCCGGAGATGGCCCCGTGATTGAGCTTCCCTTTGACATTCAGCGGGCCAGCTTGGAGGTCCGAGAGCATTACATCCGCATGGTCAACGCGGGGCAGTCTCCCCGGTTCGCAGAGATGTGTGCCCTCCAGCAACCCCCGGGAACTCAAGGAACCGACCGGGCCTTCATGCAGGGGCGGCTCGACGGCAACTGGATGGACGGCATCCCGGCAAGGATGGCCAAGAAGATGGCACGGGAAGCCAAGGCGGCGGGCATCAACATCAACGGCAAGTATTACTTGGGCGGGCTGGCTGACAAACGCGGGCACATGGACCCGGGTGCTTGGGTGGACTCTGTAAGCGACATCAAGCGTGTAGCCAAGTCCCGTAACCTCAACGTCAGCGGGATCGTGAACGTGCAGGGCCATGAGGTCGAGCCCGTAAAGCCCGCCCTGAATCCCAAGATCGTGGACAAGCTGGCCAAGCAGGCTATGGCGAGTAACTCCAAGTTGACCCGCCAAGAAGCTGTTCGTCAGGTCAAGGACAAACACGCACCTGCGTGGAAGCGCAGCAAGTAGCGGTTCAGTTTTGTCTGGCCGGGACATAAATAGGGCAGGAGAGTCCCATGTCCACACCCAGCACCCATCCCAACTGCGCCTCTGATGAGAGGGGCTACCAGCGGATCAGGTTTCGTCAGGACACGGCTGAGAACTGGCTGAAGAACGACCCGATCCTTGCCTCTGGCGAGATGGGTTACGTTATTGGTGCCACCGAGGGCCCGAACCTCAAGGTAGGCGACGGTTGGGTGCGGTGGTCCCAGCTTCCTTGGATTTCCAGCGGGTCCAGCGGCGACTCCCACTCCGGTGCCCACATTGTCTCCGAGGTCGAGCCACCTCCCGGGGAAGAGATTGGCGACCTGTGGATTGACCCCACTGCCGACATCCAAGCTGCGACCATCGACGTTCTGGCTGCGATTCGCGGCAAGGTCATTGCCCCTAAGGCCATCGACTTGGACGGCCCCAACACCCTCTACATCGCCCAAGATGCAGATGGCAGTGTGAAGCTGAGTCTGCGGTCGGACTCCAAGGGTTCCCGTCTAGACAACTTCTTTGCCACTGAAGATTGGGTGCTTGCCAACAGCGGCAACATCCACGTTGGCACCACCGCACCGGGCAACCTCTCCACGCTCTGGCTGAACCCGGCTGGTGGTGGCATTGCTCCCACTGTCGAGCCGCCGTTCGTGGTGTCTGACCT